GCACGTTAACAACCGCCTGACCATCACTGTTAAGCTGTATGCCGTATGTTTTGCCAGACGTTGAGCTAACGGCATTTGCCGCCTCACTCTGGACCGTGTCCGAGAAAAGCTCTACGCCGCCTAGCGCGGTAGAAGTTGCCGCTGGAAGGGTGTAGTTGTTTGCGTTGCTATCAATCCCGTCGAGCTTGGCGCCATCTACAGAAACGTCTCGGCCATCGACAGTAGCGAGGGCCTCCGATAGCACAATATTCCCGCCGAACGTGACAGATGCGTCAGTTACAGTTATCTCTATTCCGGTGGCGTTGTCATCTATGCCTGTAGACGCAAAGTTTGATATGGTTCCGCCGTCAATCGAGTTTCCGCTAATCTGGTCGTTAGCTAGTGTTAGCGTTCCTCCTGATATGTCAAGAGTACCGCCAGTGTCTACTGTTACACCACTCGCCAACAACGTGCCGTCCACGACATGGTTCTGAAGCAGGTTGGTTACTACGGCGCCTGTGCCTGCGCCATCAAACTTCAAGAAGGCTCCATATCCAGCCGCAAGAACATAGTCGTTGCTTGCGTTATATGTGCCCTGAAATATGATCGCAGAGCTTGAATCGCCGAAGCTATTCTTGATGTAACCTATCTTCTCCGCATCATTTGGGTCTAGGCGAATATACGCGCTTCCGCCGGGACTGCCGGTTAGCTCAATCGAAAAGTTTCTTCCGTCAGAAACGGCGCCATCGTCATTTGTGAGCGTGTTTGGCGATCCAGAAGTTCCCGTCCCCGTAATGCTGACGGCGACAACACCGTTGACTGCTTGGTCTATGATGTCAAAGTTAATATTGGTAGTGGTTCCCCACGATCCGGCCTGTTCGCCGGTCCCGATTTTCTCGATACCAAGGTTGGTCGTATATGTACTGGGCATCCGTTATTCCTCTATGCCGCCTCTGGCACTATTTCTAACCATCCAGCACCCTGAGATGGAGTTATCTCGTTAAACCCGGCCGTTTGAGATGGCGTTATTTCTGTAAAGCCGGGAATCTGAGACGGGGTGCTTTCCGTCCAAGAAGGAGCTTGATCTGGGGATATCTCCTCAAAGGAGGGGTCTTGATCCGGATCGATTCTGCTCCAGACAGCAGTCATGTTAGGCGATCCTTATAATTGCGTTGGTGGCATCCGCTGTAGGGAAGACGATTGTAAAATCCCCGTTTGTTGATGACTTGTCAGACCCAAAATCAAGAACAAGAACCGTGTTCGTGGTTCCGGTGCCAGCGCCTGCCGTGGTGTTATAAATCAAGGCCCCTCTAGCCGTGATCGTTGAGCTAGAGAACACCAAGTCCTGAAAGTCGCAAAACGCGGTTGTGCCCGATCTGGTTGGGGTTACGCTCGTAAGCGCTCCGCCGCCGGCAGAGTAGCCGGTTCCAGACACCTCATTGGTTGCAGTGTAATCGGTTGTTGATGCGTCAAAGGTTGCGCTGTTGGTATACAGCGCCAGCTTGTATGTATCAACTCCAGTGGTAAAGTTGTGCGTAGCCGCCAGAAGCTCTTCTTTAAAGGAAGTGCATATATAGTTCCCGGTAAAAGCCATTTACACCCTCCTGATAAGTTGAGCCAACTCAGGCTTGCCCGCCCCTGTTAGCGCATTGCAAACCGTCGTCCTGTCTGACTGAATAGCTTGCTTGACGTAAAAAAGAATTACTTCCCTAAGGGAATCCCTGAAAGACTCTGCTTGTTGCCGAATTGGCTCAGGCGCACTGTCAGAAACGCTGATAATTTTTTCTAGGCAACGCTCGGCAACTTCTTCTGGAGTTGACCCCCTGTTCTCTGTTGTGTGAACAACTACGCTACCAACACCTCCAGAAAGCATCAGTCTCTTGCCTTCCTAACGTCGCCAGACCTATAGCTGTCCGTCGTCGTATAACCCTCGCCATACTGCTCTAGCATAGTCAAAGCCTCTGAGTATCTCTGGCTATACAGTTGCATAAGGTCAGCATCCCCCTTGAGGTAAGTGTAGGCCTCAAGAAGACAGCCGTAGAGCAGTGCGTTTTCAGCGTTATCGCCAAGCCAGCTCGTCCCCGAGTCAACAATGGACTGAGGCCTGTAAAAATAATGAAGCTCTACCGGGTAGTTGGCGTCTGGAGTTGGCCCAACTATAAGGTTGGTGGTATCAAAAACACCATAAACCCTTGGCGCTCCTTGAGCTGTTGAGTCTGGGTATGCCTGCCGGATAAAATTTGCGCTCTTTATTATTAAATATTCATAGCCAGAGTCATTTATCGCCAAGGAGTACGGAGACAGATAATCGCTTGGCAGTCCTAGATACTGATTCCCGGCGGTAAGAGTGCCCGTTGAGTTCTTTCTAAAGACGGGGAGCTGTACTCGCTTCAGGATTCTCTCTTCCGCCTGCCTAATGATTATCGGTATGTTAGAGACAAAGCTAGTTTCATCTGACTCCACATAATCCTGAATTGCTTGGCTCAGTGTCGCGTATGTAAAAGCCATCAACCAATCTCCACTGTCACACGCCCAGCCATAGCCGCCATGTCGAGCCCCACAGTGCGACTACCCAAAGCAGTATTGCCGCCCCCCACAGGGTTCCAAGCAGAAAGCGCTCTACTTTCATCGATGCTTTGATCGGGTCTCGGAAACCTAAGAGCTTGAGGATCATTTGCATCAACCTCTCCCAGCTTGTCTTGTGGGTGATCTTTATCGACAACATCTCTTCCGACGAGAAGTCCATTCCATCTACCATCCTCAATTTGACGGACGAGATCTTTCAGCCGATACCTGAAGCCAGTCCTGTCGCAAAAACCAAAAGCCTTCTTCCCCGCCGCGTAGCCACTCATAAGTCGTTATAACCTCCCGGAGAGACATGCAGTGCCGCCTTCTCTCTTGATGCATCGGCGGCTAAACTCCACTGCTCGTCATAAACTTGCTTTAACTGAGGCGCCAGCGCCATCGCTTCCGGCCTCTTGCTCGCTATGTAATAGGAGAGGCCCGAAACCAAGCAAGGTAAATATCTTGCGGGAACATCTACGTTGTTTGAGCCCGGCTTGCCGCTATCCTCGATACGCTCCAAGTAGTAATACGAGAACGTGTACGATGTCACCGCATCTGGGACGGGCCAAAAATGAAGCGTTATGTTTGTCGGCTTGCGTTCCACGTAGAACTGCAAGGGTCTGCCCTGACTAAGCTTGTTTGTCTGTCCGGCATACTGACTTACAGATATCCTATTCATCCTCAGGTCTGTCTGCCTTGAGGGGTCTCCCGCATTCGTTCTCAGAAGGCCCTCAACGATATCCAGCTTTTCTGCAGTCAAGTCGTAAGATGCGGTGCCTGCTGTGAGTGACATCGATGCGTCCCTGACCGTCCAGAGATTAAAGCCCCTGTTTTGCCACTCAAGCATAAGCAAATCAAGGCTACGCCGAGCAGTCTTATAGTCATACCCGCTTCTAAGCTCAAGGCCCGCCCTCTCATACGCTTCTTCGAATATCTCTGACAAGTCAAGAGTAAAGTTGTAACTGCCGCTAGTGGCCATATTTCTTCCTCAGTCTCCGGGCGGAAATGTCGCCATCTTCATATTAGAAACGATCCACCCTTTGGGGATGGCTAGCTCGGCATCTCCTTCTATAATATCTTCGCCCTCAACGATCATGTGAGGGCAGATGACGATCTTTTCGTCATCTTCGTAAATCAACGCGCCACAAGATATGACGGTCGCAGTTTTTTGCTCTTTGAGGTCTTCAAGAGACCTCCATCCGGTGTTAGAGCCTCCAACCGCGTCTCTCCAGACGACTCGGTGTATAGTCACCACTTTGTCTTGTCCGCCCAATACGCCGCAGACATCTTGCCCTTTTTGATATTCCTTCTGTGCCTAGCCTTAAATGACTTTCTCTTTGCCTTCATCTTGGCAGACTCTCCACTCTTAGGCTTGCCAGCAGTCTTTGCCCCCTGCTCCCCGAAGCGAATGATCTTTTCTTTCCCGCCCTCGCAAGCCTTCACTATGTGAGACTTTTTGGGGTGATTCGGAGTTCTCTTAGGCTTGTTGCAAGCCATCGACTTTTTGTCAACCCTTCCGCCTGACTTGTAGTATCTTCTGGTCATGCCTTACTCCTGTGCCGAGCGGTTTTTTTGGCGACTTTTTTTGGCTGACTGGAGTGCTGTTTCCCTTTGGCCGTGTCGGCCCTTTTCTTTCTGGTAGTGGAGGCGTACTCGCTACTACTAAGAGCCTTGATCGCCTTGTCGGGCAAATATCGCTCTCCGGTTGCTTTCGGCCCTTGAGTGCTAGGCTTTCCGGACTTTGTTCGCCATTTCTGATTGGTCCACTTTTTCAGTGACTTTTGAGGCTTTTTGAGAGACATTAGTCTTTATAACCTCCTCCGGCGTCTTTGTACCTCTTTGCCAGCATTTGTGCTTTCCTAGCTGACCACTGTCCGGGCTTTCCGCCCTTTCCCCCAGACTTTATCTGATTAAACAGCCTCTTTCTCATGCCCGGCTTTGTGTAGTTACCTGCTTGATTTACTTTGGACTCTGTCTTTCCGCCCTTGGCGTATCGCCTTCTCATAGTCAATCCTTCAGCGCGATAAACTGCTCTAGCGTCAAGCCACTACCGCCGCCTCCGCCGCCAGAATCTATGATAAGTTGCCTGCTTATAGTCTCATCGACAACGGTCGCCCCTGCCGTTGAGTTCACAAAGCTAGAAACTCCTCTCGCCACCATAGTCCCTGCGGTACACGACGCATCGAAGGTAAGCGCTCCTGACGACATGTCAACAGTAACCCTGTCTGCCACATTGTCGCAATCTTTTACCGTCAGGCCGCCGTTGTACCCTCGGACGCTCAATAACGCCGTACCCCCAGTGCTCATACTAATTGTGGGCCTGCCCGTTCCCGGTATGCTAGAGGCTGGGTTTGCCATGTAAACTTCGGACCCGGCAACGCAGGTGAGATCGCCATCCAGAGCGCAGTCTTGATAAAATCCGTTTAAGAAGGCCCCATCTAGAAGCGTACAGCTTTGCGCCACAATGCTGTTGAGAAAACTACCCTTTAGCTTGCAAAGCTCAAACCTTGTGTTCTTGAGGTCAAATCCTGCGGCATCTACCTCAGGCTTGCCCACCCCGACAATCGTAAAGTTTTTCAGGTTCCGATCCAGCGTGATGTCGCCCGTCAGGTAAATCTCCCGAATGCCCTCAAGCTCGGCGGCGTCAATCGCTGACGTTAAGTTGTTGAACGGGCTACGCTGAGAGCCGTCACCATCACTAACCAGATCGACATCCAGATAAATGGCCTTTCGCAAGAACTTGGTCTCGTTAACCAGACCGCCAAACGTGGTGATGCTGGTATGGCCCGACACAAGTTCATCCCATACCGCATCCGCGATAACTGAGGGATCGGCGGCGCCGCCAGTGCTGACAGTGTTTACAATCGAAGACACCTGTGCAGGGAACACTGCGTTTAAGTCACTTTGGTAGTATGCAGTGTCAAAGTCATCCGAAAATAAAACGCCAGTTACCTTCACCCTAGTTACATCAATAACTAAGCGCCAGCCGTTAATCAGGAAGTAGATGTCTCCAGCAAACTGCCCTGCAATCGTGGGGTCTCCGCCAATCGTCCGGATGGCTTGCTCATAGGGACTGCCAACCGCCAATGTCCACTCCTTCCATGCCGAGTAAACGTCCTCCTTGATGCTCAAATCTGTTGTGCTGTCCGAAACAATAATTAACTTATTAGGCCCATCAAAAACAACCTTTTGAGTACCAAAAGTCGGCGGTGTTGTTAGCGGGTTGTAGGCTTCCCAAAACTCATAATGCCCATAATTAAAGACAATTCCGGGCATTTATTGAACAATCTCTTTCCAGTTAACGCTAACCATTAGCTTCACATCGTCGTGCAATGCTGTCCGTGTTTTGGCAAAAAAGCTCCAGATAACCCGCGAACCTCTGAATCCTTTTAGGGTTGCTGTTCCTGTAAATGCACCAAAAGCTGAAGAATTAACTGGAGTTGTTAAAGCACTGTCCGTATAAAGCTCTGCCGTTGTAGCACTGGTAGGCTTGATATAAAACAGTCCGTTGTAGTTGGTGTTGCTAGAACCAAAAATTTCCAGCTTTCCGCCATAGGTACTCGTGTTTAACGGAAATGTAACTGACTGCGGCTCTCGCAAATTCAACAAAGCTGACGTTGTTATAACCGCTGTGGTTGCCTCTGTAATTGCTGTAATCGTATTTTGTTTCGTACCGCCATCGTCAGAAAAGTTTTTTACGGCACCTGCCTGAAAGTTGTTGTAAGTGTCCGTTAGCTCCGCGTTATATCTACCTCTAAACATATCCTGAAGCACAACCTTTCCAGACTCGTAGCTAGTTCCAGCAGTAGATACCTCAAGGGTTGTTGACGGAATAAGCGCAAAGTTATGGCCGGAGTGAACACTATTGATTTCGGCCTTTAAGTCAATAATTGCATCAACTCCGCCCGTACCAGTGCCGCCTGAACCTCCTTGCAGATCAAACGCATACGCCGAAATGCTTGTTGGAGCATACAATGAGTGGTTCACATCTCCATTGGACAGCAGTTCTTCGGGGCTTAAACTAAACAAATATTGCCAGTTATCGCTTATGTTGGCTGTTACAGTAGCATGAGAACTTGCATAGGTAGCCGGTTGACCGTATGTGCGAAGGTCAATGTTGCTTTCCGTCCATACTGATGCAGACCATGTTTCCATAAACAGTGTGGAGTTAGTTGCGGCAGTAGACTTAATAGACCAACACACGTTAAGTGATGCGGTTTGGCTCATAGCGTATTGGTAATTATTGCCGTGGTAATATGAGTGGCAAACAACACGCTGTCCATCTACATAAGTTCCAAATCGAACCCGCCCTGATCCATGCCATTGAATATCAATCCACCAGATATTTGCGTTTTCCAAATCAAGGACTGCCTGACTATCCCCGGTGCCGTCCAGTTTGTCGCCATTCCAGTCTGCGCGTGGAATCTTCAAGTCTTTTACCGGCGCTTCTGGGACGCTTGATCGAATGACCACATTAAACCCAGTGTCATCTACAGCGTTCACGCCGCCGGTTCCTACTTGAAAGAAAAACCCGTTGTTAGCATCAAACATACCCCAGCTACGGGTCGTTCCTGTAGCTGATGGGTCGTTTAGCCGACAAGTTCCGGCATACAAATGCGAGCTTCCTGCCGTATAATGGTGATAGGTATTAGACGAATTAGCCGCAAAGCCATCAGCGGCTACAAACTCTGCATCCAAGTGATTAATGCCAATGCTTACAGACTTGCGGGTATCGCTAAATGATACATAGCCGCCCGCAATTTGACTTGGGGAAAAGTTGTTAGTTAAAATATTTTCCTGACTAAAAACGTACTGGCCTAGTGGCGTTGCTCCGTTAGTCCGTAGCTTTCCCCATGCGTCCAGTTGCGGCAGTCCTTCTGCAAAGCGGACGTTGGCAGAGCCAGTAATGTCCACATCCATGCCGTACTCTGGGTTGTCGTACCCCACAATGTTTTGGCCCGGAATATACAGGTCGTATATCTCTGAGGTTGTCGTGGCGACAGTCGTCACGCCGTCAGGATCGGTCAGTGTTTGACCGGCTATGGGGCTAACATTGCCAAACTTGTCGTTCTTTGAGTAGTGAACCGAAATCAATCCGGTGGTGCCTGCATCATAGACGCCATGCAGATGGACCAACATAGTGGGTCCGCCATTGCCGCTAATGGTATAGCGCTCGCCTATCTTCCACTTATAGTTCGCATCGTTTTGGTTTTCAAAGCCGACCTCGGCAGTATGCACCATCCATACACGGTCGCCCGTGGACTCTGGAGGTATTCTTGTAAATCTTCGCTCACCAGCCATCAGGAACTCCTGTTAAGTGCTGTAGTTTCTTTCTACCGCCGAGGTAATCGGGAAATCTTGGCCCGTGGCGCGAGCTATCAAAAAATTCGCCTCGGCATATTGGGCGGTATTGGTTCCTATGACCTTCAAAACAACAGCCGCATCCGCAGTAACATCCCTTCCGCCAACGGTGTCTTGATCGTAATCGTAGTCAAACGACAACGAAGACGCCCCACTGATCAGAGCGTTTCCAATTGGAGTGTTGGCAAAATTCTCCACCAAGGTTGCATCTGGTGAGCCGATTGGTGTTCGGTAGATGTTTCCGGCAAATGCCGTTTCACTCAACGGTGTAGCCCCGTCAACGATGCTTGCCGTGAACGAGTTCGCCGTGGGTATTGAGGTTATTTGCCATACCGTATTGTTTACCGCATTAGAAGCTCCGGTAATTTCAATGTAGTCGTTTTGACTTAGAGCGCCGGTTCCGAAGTCTGTAGCCGAGGTAAAATCAACCGCCGCCGCAGAGCCTATTGTTGCAGAGCTTCCAGTGGTCGGAGTGATTGTTAGGTCTGAAACGGCAGTGTTTCGAGTGTATCGATAGTACAGCCAGTACCTAGCCACCGAATCGTTCTGAAGGTTGTTATTAAACGATAGGGAGAATGTGGCCGCGAACGGAAAGGAGATTAGGGCGTTTCCTGTGACCCATCCGTTGTCCTTGAATCTAACCCTGTTTTTGTCGTTGGTGGCGAAAGAGTCAACATACACGCCATTAAGAGCGGCGCTGTCGTCGTTTGTTATGACATTGGATATCAAATCTCCGCCGGTAGAGCCAAGCACAAGCGGCTCTTCAACAAACACGCCATAGTAGTTTGTGGCCGTGCTTCCGGTCTGGGTGTTTATGTTGGTTGCTTTGTCTTTAATAAGCTGGCGTTGGGTCCAAGCGTAAATCTGCTCTGCCGAGGCGGCGCCTCCACCATCTTGCTGGGGGACAGATACATCGCCATCAATAATGATGCCAAAATTCTCTGTTCCAGTCGTGAACCCGCTACGGGATTGCGCGGTTGAATACCAGCCAATATCCATATCAGTGTACGGGGCGTTGCTGTCAATGTCCGAGGTGGTGACTCCTAGGGTGTTAATTACCTCGTCGGTTGCCTCTGTCAGGGGGAATCGCTGTGCGTTATATGTAACATTGCTGGCATCAAAACCAATTGCTCTTGCAGACGACTGATCATAGGTTTTCCCGAACACCCTGATTCTAAAAATAATATCTTCGCCCGTTGCTGTGGTGGTGTCTCGATAATCAAACGTGGTGGTGGTTGCGTCTTCTGCGACATCACCAAATATCTGGATTGCTTCGTTTGCGGGGCCAGCATACGTCAGCTCGGTATATGTGGAGTCCTTCTTGGCGGCATTACCGTCCACATAGAAGTAAGGTTTGTCGCCAACAGTTTTGCTGGTTGAGTCAATATTGCCCAACGTGATTACGCCCAAATACTCCCTGCCAACTCCCCCGGTGTCATTGTTTTCTCTCCAGCCGCAGGTTCGCATTAATTTTCTAGATGCGTCGCTGTTGAGCTTCCAATTTGAGAAGGTTGTTCCGTTGTTTCCAAACTCAAACTGCTCCGGCGTGATGGCCAGCATCGGGAACGGATACTTAATGAGCCCGTATGATTGATTGTCGTCCTTCCACTCTTCCTTGCAATACGAATATAAAGCTTGACCAGTAATTCCGTCATCGGAAAGGTTTCCCGCTTTCGCTAGGGTTATAACCTGCGTCGCAACGGTAAAGTCAACCTCTGTTCCGGGCGTGATCTGGTCGGGATCATTAATTATGGCCATCTTGCTCCCCCTTGAGCCAAGTTTTGCGAGAGTCTACCTCTTGCATAATTTTTTCATAATCAACACTAAAGTCATTGGGATTACTGCCATGTCTTATGACATAGCCTTCTCTAGCAAAGAATCGGCGCCCATCATCTGCGCTGTCTCTCCAAGCGCTGACAATATCTTCCAGCTTACCGCTTTCGCTCAAAAGTGTTATTTTTTCTATAGGACGATGAACTCTTACATGCGGCCTAATTCCAAAAAGCCAGTATTTTTCAGGCCTATTAGCCATGATAAATGGGTCATCAATACCAAGATCCCATAAGACGCTGAAGTCATTTATGGGATAATCTTTGCTGACAAAAAATTTTTCAATCTGGCTTACTTTTGCGCCTGTCAAGCCAAGGTTTTTTGGGTCAATCCTCTCCCCGCCCTCTTCCGATATTCTTTTTGCCTGAAAAAGAACATAGCGGGTGGTCTTCCTGCTCGTCTCCATAATAAGCTTAGGAATTTTCACGTTTTGTAATTCCTGTCAAATCTCTGGCTCACCGGAAGGTTTGCGTTAGCGCTCGGGACGGTATAGTTATATATGTCCAAGGGCTCGTACAGCACATTAAACACGATGACATTTACAACCGTACCCGCTGACAGCGTAAACTGGAAGGATGTTCCGCTATTCTCAACTCCAGCAAGCTCTACATCGTTGTTCCCGCTACCATCCCGAGAATAAACCCTGACTTCGCTGTTAGACACTAGCGGGGTAACCGTGACGGTGGTTTGACCGGCGAGCACATCAACATTGCCGGTAAAGTTGGTTCCTTTCCGGACTGATGGAACTACCGCACCAGCGCTAACCGATATGGTTACAGTTGTAGAAACTGGGGAGGAAGGGTTGATGTATATGTGCTCGTTTCCGGACGTTCCTGTTGTGACGTTGTTTCCGGAAGTTCCTGCTACATATGTTGAGCCGGGATCGGTGCAAGTCCACGACATTGTCGCTGTTGGCGCTGTTGTCATTTCTAGCGCATGACTTGTGTTTGTTCCTTTCGTAAAGGAACAGCTCGATAGATTGTCTGTGGTTTCCGCCTGAACTGCCGCAGTGTCTGACGACTCAATAAACGAAGAGTCGCTAATTGTTGCAGAGCCTGACAGTATGGCCCTGCTTGAGCTTACGAACGTACACTGGCTCGGGGTAGAACCGGTTACAAAAGTGACGGAGGAGCAGGAAACCAAGGTGTTTCCTCTGAACTTGTCTGTTGAAGCATCGAAGGAAAGAGTTCCGTCTACGCCTTCCAGCGAACACCCTAGCCAGTCGCTATTTTCTACATTGCCGTCATTAAAGTCGATATTAAACTGATAAGAATCGTTTCCTACCAGCGTTATTCCGTTTCGACCTCCAGTGGAGCCAACCTCCTGACCAAAATCCAAGGTCTGGGTTCCAGTCCCACCTACAACACTGATTCCATAAAATGACGCAGGAACCGAGTTTGCTACCGAGGCTCCGTTATAGTATTTGTTTTCAGCAACAAAGACCTTGGAGTCCTCGTCCGTAATGGTCGAGGCAGTCCCGCCAACGTCTCCGAGGACAAGTTTTCCTGCAACCTGAAATGCCGTCGAGGAGTCATTGAGGGAGGTCAAAACTCCGTAACGGTTGGTTTCTTCGTTTGTCGCCAATTCACTAAACAGGCCTAGAGTCGATGTTCCAGTGACTGTCAGGCCGGTTCCCACATCAATCGAATCGCAGATCAGGTTGTCAAATCGGGCGGTACTGTTGCCAACATCAGCGTACAGCCCTATATAGCGTATTGACGCGGTGTTTATTGCCGTCCCCGATGATCCTGTCGCAGACAGGGTGGGATCAAGCACAAGTCGTTTCCAGCCCCCCGCATAAGTGTCCGACCCCTCAAAGGCCCAGCAGTGATACTGGTTTGTGCCGGGAGTGTTTGACTCCAAGAACACGCCAAAACCTCCCGCAGGAGAGGCCGCCTGCGTCACCAGCAACGCCGGGGCTAAAAAGTTGGCCCAAATATACAGCATCTGTCCTTCGTTGGCACCACCAACACCAAAGTCAAGCTCATTGCCTGCGCCTACGTCATAATACAGAGCTACAAACTGCCGGCTAACCGTTGTGGTGACAGCACCGGACCCTTCAATAGAGCCGTCTGCCGCCGCCACCGACGGGCCTCCCCCAGTGCCGGAAATCTTTAGCGCAGTCCACCCCGTGGTAGAGTCGGCAGTGTTGACATTGGAGCCATTGAACGCAACAGATACCGTCATCAGCTATAACTCAAGGATGCCCGGTCGTTCCAGACGTTGTCGTATCTCGCATTGCCGTCAGCAAACTCAACAGCCAAAACCGTGCCGGTGGTCAAAAGTCGCTTTATCTTCCAGACAGCCTCTGACTGGCCGGCACTTGGGTTTGCGTACCCAACGTAAGTGACAGCCGGTTGCTCATCCAAGAGCACAATCTCCTGCTTGCCAGCAGTAGCAAGGACACTGACGCCCACTGGGAGTTACCCGAGTCTTTTGCGAAGGTTGTCGAGCGCCTTTTCGGCAGAAGCCTTTTTCTTGTCAAGGTCTGCGATCTCGTTCTCAAAACCGGCAACCTTGGCCGCATGCTCTGCTGATGCGACAGACTCTTTCTGTTGCCACTCTTTCTCGACAGAAGAGAGCCTCTCCTGAGCCGCGACAAGCTTTGCTTCCGTAGCGGCTAGCGCACTATCCACTCGGTCCTTGGCTTTGTTTGCCCGATCTTTTGCTTCGGATTTTTCCTTGGCAATTTCAGCAATTACCAGCGCCTGCTCTTGGCGAAGAGCCTCTGCCTGATCTTTCAAGGCATCAAGCTCTTCACTTGCCCTAGAAAACACCTCTTCAATCTGCTTTCTGGCATCATCAAGCTCGGCATTCTTAACCGCTATCTGGCGGTCAAGATCGCCTTTCGCGCTAATAGCAGACAGGACAAGCGGGATGCTCTCGACCACAGGCCCCCAGACTTTTTGAAAGTCCTTAAGCGCCTTTGTGTTAATACTCATATCATCCTCCTGCCCGTCCAGCCTGAACAACGGTAAAGTTTACCGGGTTGCCGCTGGTATTGGCTGAGACGTTAATCCTAATTGCCGTAACAGGAAACGCATAGTTCCCATCGCTATTACCGGTGCTCAAGGCGCCAGCATCATTATCGAACCAAAGGCCTGTGGCTGGGTTGTAGCCCTGAGCTAAGACATCGTCAAATGTATGCTGAACAACATAAGTCACCGTCGTCGCAGTCGCTTCGACGCCGAACCCTACATTGAAAGGACCGATGTAGTGGTCCATGACTATTGGGTCGGAGACTCCTGTAGCGGCAACAGTCTGCCTAACTGGTCTCATGTTGACCCCCTATTAAGAAAGATTTGAGGTCGGGAGAGCAAGCCATCCGCCTAGACCACTGCTCACCACGAGCGAAAACCCGCCTACTCCAGCACCGTTGTCGGTGACACAGCGAATTGTTCCTACAGGAACACTGTTAGCGGAAGGAAGGCTTGCGACTGTGCCGGTGGGAAGGCTTATATAGCCATCGACGTTGCCAGTAACGTCACCAGTAACGGCGCCAGTAAATCCATTGGTAGATACAACGGGTCCAGAAAAAGTTGTTGTTGCCATTTTTAATTCCTCACATGCGAGCTGTGAATGGCAGTCTGCATGTCGTCAGCCTAAGCTGTCTGCCACCCAATAATAAAAAATAGAGAGGGGCCGGAGCCCCCCTCTAACGGACCGGATTATGAGGTTCCGGGTGAACCGTAGATGCCCAGAGGGTCGGATACGCCGAACGAGTAACGCTCACGCGCCTTGTAGCGCACGTTACCAGTGTCGAAATCGCCGTCCATAGACGTTTCCA